TTCAAGACATTACTATCTGGCGAAGGCGTAGTCGGACAGCGTATTACAAAACTATTTAATAGCATTGTTGATATATTTAAATTTCCATTTGAAGGAGTTATTGATAACGTCGTTAAGCCATTCAGAGCTGTGTTCCAAGCAAGTGAAGGGCCAAGCGTAATAAGCAGAATTATTGGAGCTATCACTCGTCCATTCACTGCTGCTGTTGATTTTGTAAAGGGTCTTATTAAACCTATCACTACTTTTTTCAGTGCAGAAGGCCCGATAGCAAAAGCATTTGGTGTTATTAAATCTGCATTCGGTATTTTTAACGAAGGCTCGGCACTTATGAAAGGCCTCGCCGGCATTGGTAAAGTGATTGGTCGTTTATTCTTCCCTATCACATTAATTATGACTGCTTTTGATACTATCAAAGGTGCACTTGCTGGATATGAAGATGAAGGTATTATCGGTGCAATCCAAGGTGCAATCACTGGTCTACTTAATTCAGTTATAGGCATGCCATTGGATCTATTGAAGAGTGTAATTAGCTGGGTTCTCGGTAAGTTCGGTTTCAAAAATGCAGAAAAGACATTAGATAATTTCAGTTTCACTGACCTCTTTTCTCAAGCAATTGACGGCGTCTTTGATTTGTTTAAGAACATCATTAACGGTGTTATTGAATTAGTCGCATCCGCAGTTGAAAGTATTCCTGGCCTCGGTAGTGCTGGCGAATCAATTAGAAGCATGAAGTTTGATACTAAGGTCCAAGAAAAGAAAAAATTAGATGCTGAGATTGAAGAAGCTTCGGGTAAACAAGCTGGACTAAAGAAATATGATATGGCTCAGCAGCGCAAGCTCGGTGTTCTAGAACGCAAAGCGATGGAAGACGGTAAAATCAGCGCTCGCGAACAGCGCATGATTGATAGACAAAAAGCTAAAGTTGAGAAAAGTAGTGGTGCACTTGGCGATAACACTGCGCAACTTGAGCAACTTAGATCTGACAGAGCTGCTATGGATGGTGGTAATAATCTTGCGGTTGATCAATCAAGTACGACTATCGCGCCTAGTACTACACAGCCAGTCATAACAACTCCACCTTCTGCGCATGATGCTATGGATCCTATGCTATCTGGTGCATAAAGAAAAGGGAGCCGAAGCTCCCTAATCCCCGACTACCGAAGTAGTCTTCTCCTTTATTGTTATGCCAGCCTTTTGCTCGAGGCTTACTCTGCAACTAGGACCACATGGTGGCTGGCTTACCTAATTCAGAATGAAAATTTAGCAGAGCCGAGATATACATTATCGGTTGCAGTACTATATATTAGTCTTCGTTCGCTAAGCGAGCAAAGTAAGACATAGTATCATCATCTTCTGTTTGCGGAATAGTTTCCGCTGTTGGCATTGGAGCCGGTGCTGCAGCCTCATGCATTTGAGCTTCTTGCTTCATCGTTGGCGCACCAATAGAAGCTTCCTCACCAAGAACACGACCTAGCTTTGCTTTAAGATCATCGTAAGTCTTGTAGTTCTTTGGATCAGTAAACTCGCTAAGATCATGCAATTGATTATAGACTGCCTCAAGCTTTGTTTCATCTGACTCATATAGAGCAGAAGCACTAGCAAACTCAGACTTATCATAGTTGCGATAACCTTCTACATTGCGAATTTTTAGTTTAAAGTCAGCACCTTCCCAAAAGTCAAATGGATTCACTGGATCTTCATCTTGGAATGATGGTTGCATCACGTCCATGATTTTATCGAAGATCTTCTTACCAAACTTATAGAGGAATACTTTACCTTCGTTGTGTGGTGCACTTGGATCTTGAACAACAAGCACGTTAGTTACGTAGTGTAGTCTACGCTTTTGAGTACGGGCTTTTTCTTTATCCGACTCGATGCCAGAATTCCACAACCGGGAGTTGAGTTCTCCAACTGGATCAGGTTGACCAATAGAAGTAAGGCTGTTTTCGATATACCACAAGCCAGTTGGTCCTTTGAATCCATGATCCCAATATCTGACCCATGGTAGTTCTTGGCCTTCTGAGGCTGGCAAGAATCGAAGTACTGCATACCCATTCCCCGCTTTGTCAACTGTTGGCTTCCAAACGCGATCATCTGCATATGACTTTTTCTCGCCACCTCCGGTGGATTCTGCAGCTTGAATAAGTTTTGAGATTTGATCGCGATTGCTTTTTAGATTTTGAAATGACATAGTATTGTCCTTATGTTTGTATGTTACTGTAATATTATACAACATTCATGCGTTGTTGTACACATTTATTTATACTCTTAATCAGCAAAAGCGCTGTCCAAAGTATTGCCACTTGGCAAATAGTTTAAGGCCATTGCCTCTGCCTCGATCTTGGCCTTAATGATTGGTGAAATAAACTTCTTCACATCTTCAGGCTCAATTTCATTTTTAGTACATACGTGGAGTACTGCTTCCATGTATGGTATCTTCAGTTCTACTACAGTCGATTCAATCAACTTAGTAAATTTTGATTTAGTTAAAAACTTATCTTCAATCGTCATTTGATTTCCACTCTCAATAATACTGTATCTTCATTGATCCGGCCATTAGGTACAGCCGGCTTAGTCTTAATATCATCTAGAAGTTTAGTCAACTGTCGTGGTGTGCATTTAGCAACCTTTGGCAGTATATCTAATGGCTTCCGTAACGTGAGTGTACGAGACACTTCTTTATCGAAGTTCTTAATAGTCGTACCACTCACGATAAACCCTTTAGGATCAAATGTTACATATTCAGTAAGTCTACGGTACTTCGTATTGAAGATATACAATTTAGTCTTACCAATGATCTGTGCAGGTTGCAGTGATACAATCTTGAAGTCATTGTCTTCTTTCTTGTACTTAATCTTTGAAACTTGCTTGTCAATAGATGGAGCCTTAGCCACCTTGACTTTACGTTGAGCTTTAGCTGCGGACTTAATACGATCGCAATCAGCTAGCATAGCTTGGCATTCTTTGATGCGGCGGTTGAGTTCAGGTCGCTTCAAATGTGAATAACCCTCGACGGCTTGTTCACAGCGCTTATGGTAAGCGTCTTCATAATCTAGCAACCATCCCTCAACCACCTGACGAACGGGTATCGTGGCAGAACCACTCAACCCATGTTTACGGAATAAACCATAAACATCAATAGAGGCTTTATCACCATCAATCCACATATCTTCAAGATCAAGGAGATCTTGCATGATAGTGTTATTGATCTTACGTTGCAGACGTTGCTGAGGAGAGAGACTGACAACTTTATCGCTGTCATGCTTCGCCTGCAACTTCTCATAATGTAAAGCTTTCCCTGGTTCAACCAGTTCAGCCAGCCTCTTCACCGTTGCATTTTTCCAATACAACGATCTCTCAGTTTCTTCTAATCCACTATTGCACCAAAACGCAGCTCCGGCACTGTAGTAGCTTGGAAGAAACTTGTATTCTGGATTGCAAAGAATAAACTTTGCATCGCTTTTGCTAAATTGATTTTTAACAAAAGTCTTTATTTGGTCAATCGCTTCTTTACGACTGACCTCATTCTGAAAATAGATCTGTACTGACTCTAAGCCTTTTTCAATTGGTGCAGCATTTACACCAACGCGGCGAGATGCACGTACAGTTTTCTTTTTAGTTCTCTTAGGTATCGCCATGATGTCTCTCCTCATCAATAATAATAGTGGGTCTTTCTTGTGAAGGCACCCTATAATTTCCTACCAGCGTCTTAATTTTTATGTCGTTTACTGGCTTAACCACGTTTAGACTCGTTCGACAATCTTTCATTATATCTATTCTACCACAGTTTTCGGCAAATGTACACCATTAAATGCATTTTATTGAAATTAATTTTGGCCTCTGCGGGAGGACTCGAACCCCCGACCCACAGCTTAGAAGGCTGTTGCTCTAATCCAGCTGAGCTACGCAGAGAAATGTAAATAGGTTGAAAGGAAATACTTAGGCTTATCTCCGACTAAACCAGTATGAGGGAACATCCACATTGGAGGGAATATGACCATAGTGCCTGTCTCAGCTTTTATTTTCTTGCCGAAGAACCTAGTTCCACCACTGTCATTTAAATAGACGAAAGCAGATAGATATCGTCTTGATGTGGCTTTGCCATACGCATCAATGTGTTCTTTAAAATAACCATCAACAGGATATTTCTTGACTCTTAGTTGTTCGAGTTCTTGTACGGCAGGCAAATACTTTTGATCTCTACTTTCTAACCACCTACGATATTGATTGAAATGATTGAGGAAGATCTGTACCGCATTCATTGTAGGCAAATTGTTATTAAGCAACGTGTGTTGATCAAACTTCATTACGTCAGTATTGTAGCTTTTAGTTTCATTAGCCTCATAAATGTCTATTAGACTCTGGCAATGTTCTTCACTAAAGGCGCGCTTATAAGTTTTAACTAGATTACTGAGTTCCATCTTTCCACTCATAAAAAATGTGGTTGCCGATACGAGCAGTTTCTTGCTTGTGATCTGCCCAACCGGGAGTCACATAATCTGCATGATACCAGAGAGCATCACCAACTTTATTTTCAACTTTACCAAAGTATACACCAAAGGCTGCAAGGCGTGCCATGTCCCAAGCTTCAGTATCTACCTCAGGTACTTCGTCTGACTTACCATCGCAGTACCAGCTAAACTGGCAACGATGACGTACAGGATAATCGATTGTCTTATCCTTCCAAGATGGACGAGTTGGTCCTTGATATACTACATCACAAACACGGTCAGGATAATACTCTGACTCAACACGATTGATAACAACTTGAGATACTGCAATCATTCCTTCCATATCTTGATTTCGTGCTTCCCAATAGGCGTTCAATGCCAGACAAAACATTGCTTCTGCGAGCATTTAGTTTCTCCTCATTTGTGCGTATATTTTTGGGTCACTTCCTCGACCGACCGGTACTGTGTTTGACTTGTGCATTGTTGCGAGGCCGGTGATGTAGTCGCCTGAGTATTCCTGAGCCTTACGCTTTCCTGCGATGGGTACGATGCGGTCCGACGTCGAGATTGACGTACAGCTGCTTGAATAGTTCGGAATACTCGCGCCACTTGACTTATCCTGTTTCTTGAGTTGATCGGGATGTACACCCATTTTGCGTAGCCACTTATCATGCTTAGCTTGTGCAGCTGCGTGGCCAGGGTTTTTATTAGTACGACGCTTTCTAGTATTTATAGACGACATACCTCTGACAAGATGCATAGTCACATATAGCTCCTATTTAGAGTAATCAAAGTTCAAGTCACGAGCTGGTGGAAGATAACAACCAGAACGAGTACGGCTCTTAGAATAGACCGGACCTTTACGTGGTTCCGGACGCTTGCTGGATGGAGGACAAATAGTAATCTTATTGCCCTGTGCCAGCCACTCTTGTTGCTCTTGAGTGTACATTAGTTCCAGCCCTCCTCAGACTCATATGAAGTTTGATCAGCAAGACGATCGCCGTAATGCTCAGCAAGATACTTTTCGCCATCAGTATACTGATTATGATTCTCATCCATCTTATCGATCATATCATCGAACTTTTTACGTTCTGGCTTGTCAACCTCATCGACGTATTTACGAACACGAGCTGCACTGGCAGCTAGACGAGCACGACGTGCTTTGACTTTAGCAAATCTTTCAGCAGCATCGCGGATAGCAGCCATACGTTCTTCGTATGTAGAATTTTTAGTGATAACAATATTAGACATAATGAACTCCTCTTTCCATTTTATAGATCTATTCTACCACAGATTTCCGATAATGTAAAGGAAAAAATGCATTTTTTTATTTAATTAAAACAATAGCTTACGTTTTTTTTGAGAACCTACGGCGCTACATGGAAAAGAGGAAAGAGGAGGAGCGCCGTAGGTTCAACTGTTAACCCCAGTCTTTGAAGTCGCCGGCTTCTTCGTTCTCATTGAAGCCCTTTGTGTATGCGACTATCTCTTCAGGAGTCATGTCTTTCATTTCAGTTCTGGTTCCTTTGCCAGTGCCGAAGGTATAATAATGCGGATCAAACTTACGACGGTAGTAGGAGTCTGCACCACCACGATCATAGGGTGAGCCATTAGCTGTTGACATTTCATTTGTTCCATCATAAGAAACATTAGTAGGTGCAAATAAATTTAACATTAGGCTAATACCTCCGTGATTGAGAATTTTGCAACATTGTCATCTTTCCAAAGATCGTGCATTACTTTCGATACACCTTTACGAGTGTGGCGAATAGTTTCCCACATATCGTTGTTTTCTAGAGTAACTTCGATCTTAAAATGTTTGATTTTCTTTTCCATAATATAAACTCCTCTTTCAAAAGAATGGCATTCTATGTCAGGATAAGGTGCCAATCTTATCCTGCCTCCGATACACCACGACTATAGGCCTATTCCTCTACCCTTCCCTCGGTAACGGGGTGGGGGCCAGTCATCTCAACTTCGCTATGTCATTTCTTTGTTCCTTTTCCATTTTATAGATCTATTATACCATAGTTTTTTTCAATTGTAAACAAAAAAATGCACCAAAAAATGGTGCATTTTCAATAGGTTACGTTTTTTTTAAAATTAAAATCTTCCTAGGAATCTTGCAATATGGTGTACAAAGGGCAGTAGAGACAAAGCCATGAGTAGATTAACACCAGTATGAGCCATTGCTATTCGAAGAGTATCTCCTTTTGGCATGCCATCAGATACTAAAAGACCGGCTAACCAAATGGTGCCGGTTGTTCCTAAGTTTGCTCCAAGGACTGCTGCAATAGCGGCTGGCAGAGGAATAGCTCCGGATGCTACCAAAGCAATAATCGCAGTCGTTGAAAGAGATGATGATTGCCAAAGCAGTGTCATAACGATTCCACCAACAAACATATAGAATACGTTACCAGTGAACCACGCGAGGTGTTCCATGTTACCCATAGATTTCATTCCACCTGAGAATGTTTTTAGTCCGATATAGAAAATAACGAGTCCTACAATTGTAGTGATAACAGGGTTTCCTAGATCCATTTTACTTACCTTTTTCCAGAGTCGATCCACTTGGATTCTCCTATAATTAAAGTTCCTAAGTTATTATTTAGGAACTTTAACGCTAACATTGTGTTACAGTTTTATTAAGAATTTACTTATTAAAGCGAAGAGTGTGTTGCTTACCATTATGCATAAACGTTACAGTTGAATGGGAATAAATGGTTTGCCGCTGCTCTTCATATCGTGTTTCAGTCTGGCAACGTGGTCCAGTTGATCCTTTGTTTCTTTCTGTGTTGAGCACACCACCAAGAAACGCACCGATAGCTCCACCGTTTTGCTCACCTTTAATGTTATTACCAAGGGCTCCGCCAATGACGGCACCTTCAAGAAAGTTAGTAATGTCGGACTTGCCGTTACCACTACCTCCTGTATCCATACACACTTCAACAGTATATGGCTTTTTAATAATCACTTCCTTGTAGTGATCTTGTGTTGTTTCAGCTTTAGCTGGGCTTGCCAAGGCCATCAACATGGCTGACAACCCGAGGTACTTCAGACTTTGCATCGTTTAACTCCTGATTTAATTCTTCGATACGTTTATATGATTGCTGCAATTGCCCTTGCAATTCTTTTACATTACCTTCTAAAATTTCAATGTATCCACTTTGATTTAAGATCTCTCGCCGATACATCTCGTTTTCCGATTCCATCTTTCTAGCATTTCCTCCTGTAGTTGATATGCTTCAGCTTCCCATGGCAAAGACATGTACTCGTCGACTGTGCTGTAAAGAGATAGATATTCAACACCATTCCAAACTTTAACAAAGCCCTTGTCTTTCATTTGACGTCGCTCGCTCTGTCGTACGTGTACCATCTCATGAAAGACTGCGGTGACAAAATCTTCTTCGTCTAAGCCTTTACAGATTTCTATATTGTGTTCGCCGTGATCAACATATTGATGGTAGCCATGAACATCACCATCGAGTTTACGTATAAAGAATTCAACGTCTAAATTTTTCTTACGAGGCATTAGATCAGATACAGCGAATTCAAATGCTTCTCTGACTAGGTGCTTTTCACGCTTAGTACCGCCTGTGACATTCCAATAAATCATTGCCATTCTCCATTGTATAGTCTATTATACCATATAGACTAAAGAAAGTAAACAACTTTATGCAGAGGAAACGTCCATCACTGGCATGCCAGATGCGTCATATCTAATTTTTTGAATTTCTTTGAGAGGTTTGTAAACTTCTGCTCTGACATTATCGCCATGCTTTACTTTAAACTTATCATGCGTATGATGCAAAACAAACTCAACATCTGAAAACTCTTGCCACATATTTGTCCAGATTGGTCTCCAGAATGTAGCAAGTCTATTGTTATTAGTATTGCCTCTATCGGAGTTTAGAACAAGATCAGAAAAACTTCTCATGTTAAAGTCAAAGATAGAATCGAATCCGTATAGGTGTACGACATCCGGCTTCAACTTCTTACAAGCATAATGAGTTGCAACATGGCCACAATTGAAGTTTGTGTATCCCATACCTATATTGTTATCTGGAATAGCGTACTTAGGCAAATCAGTATAGAAATCTTTTACTTGACTAGCAACTTTCATGTACCAATCGGGATGATCTTCCATCCACTTCTTTGGCCTGAATCCACAGATCCACTTTCCATCTACTTGAACATGCCCTTTCATCAGTGCATTCATAAACTTAAAGTCTACCATCACTGTAGCATATTTATCTGGAATAGGAAAAGGAGTTTGGTTACATGCTATCTTTAAACCTTTTCTTTCTTCTCGTCCATAGAGCGATGCGTTATCACCGTTTCCAATAATATGTACAACTCTAGCCATTACTTTTATCCACTAACATAGATCTCTTCATCTTTAGGTCTGTACCACACTTTTTCGTGGTAGAATTTTGCTAACAATTCCTGAACATCTTTCGCTCTGTTTGGCTGCGTATGCTGATAGCTTAGTAGAGCCATTTCAATAAGCGCAAGTTCTTTTACTGTTAATTTAAAATCTTCGTTTGGCTTAACCATCTATACTTTCTCTAATTCTGTCTTTACCTTTTTGTCCTGTCCAATGCACTGCTATACAATCCTTAGGAATTTTTTGACCATCATTCTCAAACTGTAACCTTAGAAAATTATATTTGTTCGGCAGTCCATTAATATACGTCAAATTTTGTAGAGGATCTAACATTGCATGTAAAGTTTCTTGATCTCCTCGTGATGGATTGTCTTTAATCTCTTTTATCCACAGACTTAATATATATGGTTTGTCTACGAGACCAACCACGCCAGAGTTGTACATCTCTGTTTGAAATCGAGTTGACCAGGGTTTATCCTTTACCATATTGAGTTTATTTGGCTCCAACAAATCAAATATCTTATCAATATCACCTAGCACTTCAATGTCACTATCAAGCCATACAGTCTTATAAGAAGGACAATGCATCATTGCCTTTGGTTTCTTAAACCAGCCTTTTTCTTCAGTCTTAGTCATATCGATAATAGCATGAACATAAGGCTTGATTGCTTCGATGTCTTTGACGCCGAAATCGGCAAAGATAATAGGCTGCTGAGTATTCTTTTTCAAGTTAGTTAAGAACCAACCCATCATCCATTCTGTAGTTGAATCGCATCCTGTAAGAAATGCTCTATCGTATTTGGTATTGCTCATTATAATTATGCTTAGCTAAGCACCCTGTTTCATTTTGAATTGTAGTAAACGAATCTTCACATTCGATTGGCCACGGATATACTTCATTGACTTGGCTAGGAAATCTTTGGTTGTGAATAAACACGTCTGTAGGACCTGCATCGATCTGAGCTCTGTGTAGTAAGAGTTTAGCTCCAAATGGTGTAATCATATAACCGTGAGCACCCGGCAAGTATTGCTTTGATGACAATCTATTTTCACCTAGATTTGGAATATTGTATTTTCCGTATGAAGGTTTGCCGAGATTGACAATGTTTCCAATAATTGTATTTGGTAGATTATTAACAAACACCGCATCGTGTTCTAGAATTAGATAAGCGCTTTTACTTTCAGCGCATTGCCTCCAGAGCGTGTGGTGAGATGCAAAGGCGCAACGAACTGGATCAATTCGTGAATACTTTTCGTGGAAAGCTGCCTGTGGTATGTTGTGCTCAGCGTAGTAAGCATCGATGTCTAGGGTTTCTGGTGTATGACCGGGAACTTTAGTTACTGTTACTCCATGCTTTTTTCCAGTCGCAACACACCGGTCAGCTAGCTCATCTGCTTTACCTTTAACGTATATGCAATATGCTTCTAGTTTCATAATGTAGTTGTACTCCTTAGTCCTTGTACATATGTATAATAGTGCTTTGTCTGACCTAGTGTGGAGATCAATTGTCTATTCATAATGGCGTCATTTGGCCAACAGCCATGCTCTTTGACTAGAGATATCGCACGGTGTGCACCCGTAGGTTCCATGTAATAGCTACTATTGCCAGCGATCCCCTGCGGAACATTGTGATCATCAATCAATGGTGCTCTTACTATTCCGTATGGATCTGCCTTTGATTCTTGAGTTATGCGGTCATATGCTGCAGCAAGACGAGTAGCACTAAACGGACTGTTCAAACCAATAATGTCGTACTTACTTTTCATCCAATCTTCGTATGGAATCACTTCATCTGAATAATAGATTGAATCCTGTTCATGAATAATGATAGGTTCATCTCTCTTTATACACCGTTCCCATAACATGTAATGAGATAGGAAACAACCTATTCTCTTTTTAGGCTCTACTGTTGGATACGCAGTCAGGACAAGGCCTGCAGCAAAATTGAATTCTTGCCCTTGCCACGGATACGTCCACTTGAGCTTAAGCTTCTTCATAAGTCTATCGACCTGATCCGGAGTAATCGCATCAAATCGATTGAGAGATACGTTACTAGGAGAAGATTCTTCTAGTCGACGAGTTGCTCTATCTGAGTATTCATCGCCTCGTAATGTAATTGCATACGATTCAATCATGCGAAATCTTGCCAAGTTGAACCTTTAACCTTTGGCTTATCTGCATACCAGAGGTTGCCATAGACTTGTGTTCTCTGTGTTTTGAGCATATCATAGTCAAGCTTGACTGCATGCATAGTATCATTGTCTGGTGCAAAGATAGTGATTGAGTTATTGGCCTTCTGCTCAAAGACTGTATCACACCATTCCCATGGAACCCAACATCTGTCAGTGCCTGGGTTATCATTCCAAAACTTTGAGATATGCTTCTTCTCTTCTTTAAATTTCATGAAGTGAGTTGATAGCCCCATCTCATCTGCTTTCTTATCTGGATTGATATTAAGCATGTAAGTCAAACACTTCTTACGAATGTCTGGATGAGGACTGATCTCGTATCCAGTCAAATACTTTTGAATAGCAGTTTCAACTGTATACTTACCGGTCTTCTTAAACTTAAACCTGAGAGTATCTAAAAATTCTTTTGAGTTTAAAAAGTCCATAAGCTGCTTAATAGTTTCATTATGGTATCTTTGTACTCGATATGCAATGCCGAATCCTTCAATCAAACCACGAGCGTGGTCAGGAGACTTAATATTGGTATCGCCTTTGTACCATTTCAAGTATTGGCCTACATCCGTAGTACAACCAGGGAATGGCACAGGCTTGTAATCTCTCATGTCTAGATGTTCTACAAGATTATCGACATGTTCGAACTCAGGAAATTTCATCTGAGGATTACGAGTAATTAACCGAAAATGCTCATCACTTAAAAAATCTTCTAAGTAAATAAACTTAAAAGGATCTGTTTGAAACTCTGCTTCTTTAATCTTGTCTAAAAGGTAATTAAACATTTGCGTACTTTCTAAAAATCTTTTCTATTGGATCTAAGTCAGGCACTTTACCGAGAGTAAAAATTAAATTGTCTTGGTTATATGTATTATGTTCTAACTCAACACTTGCATAGAAGTCTTTAAACTTGGATCCATCGCCATGTAACTTACTTCCTAAGGATAAGTGACAAGACGGTATACCATAAGCATGTGCAGCAATCAAACCATGTAGACTGGTAGCTACAATCTTTTCACAAGATGAGATCTCTCTTGCAACTTCTAGAGGATTTGTATTTACTACATCAATCCAACGCCAACCTTGATCGCCAGCTAGTATTTGATTTGCCAGTGACTGGTGTTGATAGTGCGGAACAAATCCTACCTTGTGTTTCTTCTCGACAGATGGACAGAATTTTGGAAGAAGTAGTGCAGGATCACCATAGATCTCAGGACATGTACCTCCACATTCTAACACTCTGTTTCGAGTAAGAGGACCTCGTACAAACTCCCATGTATTTGTTGGATCTAAGTCTTCACCGCTGCGGATAATACCAGATCCAAGAACAAGTGATTTCTTTGCTAAACGTGCAATCGAGCCAGTAGAAAAAAAGTTAGCTCTTTCGTGGACGTTAGTATGGTTGTATTTATATCCATAATGAGATAAAATATTAGACGTTAGGATATCGCCAAAATTATAAGGAACATCTCCCCAATATACTACGTAGCTCATAGTATACCTTTATCGACAAGTTCCTTATAGTTCTCCATCTTGGTGCGTTTAGGACCGGTTGGAGTAACCTTTGTTCGAACATGAATAAATCCTGCAAGCTCAGGATTAGGAAGGAACGAGCACTGGCACCACTTACGATCCATGTACCATTCTTCTTTCTTAATAAACGCCGATGACCAGACTACGAGTGTATGGAAGATGCCTTCATCCTCAAAGTGATATGGTTGATTATACTTGTTCATCCACATATCATCGCTTTTGTTTAGTGTTGATCTCAACCTCTGACGTAAACCTCGATCCATCTTATAGATTGCTCCACCCCAATATGGCTTGTTAATATCGGTCATAGCAATGCCGTATTCTCTTACAATCTTTTGGTGTAGCATCTTTTGAGTATCAGCGTGTAGTCCAATACCGTTTTGCTCAAATACGTTTTCTGTCATTCCCTTAGGAGCAAACATATCAATGTCTACCATACATACCTGATCGTACTCGTCAAACTCTTCATTGATCATGTATACTTTCTGGCATGCGCCTGTCAATCTTTTATTAAATGGTTTCCCTTTGATTAGACGATACTCAGCACCAATCATTTTAGCATATGCCGAAATGTTCTCGACGGATAATTCATCGAGAGGTCTAAGATCTCCATCAAAATGTTGTAGAATAATATTAGTCATCTTTTTTCAATACCGTATAGCCGACATTTGTTTTGCCGCGTTCTAGTACTCTCCACCCTGGATTATTAAAGCAGAATTCTTCTAGACAAGTATGTAGTTCAGGTACAGCCCAGGTATCATGTGCCACGATATATTTTTTTACGGACTTGCCGTGCATATCAAGTTCTCTTTTCATGTGGAAAGCTTTATGGTATGAGTCAATCAACATCATATCTACATGCGGACCAATCGAATCAAGTGAACCAGAGTCTACTTCTTTTACTTTTAAAACAATTTTGTTGTCTTTGCAATATTTTTCTGCAAGAGGCTGTAGAAATTTTTGATACTTCTCCATGCTAATATCTACAAGCTCGATATACTTGAAGCCCGCTAGCATAGCATTAGCTGCAGTGCCACCTTGGTGAGTACCTAACTCTCTATATGTCTTACATTCACTTGCATATTTACGAATAGCATCGTGTTGCTCACAGTAATCTGCACCGTGTGCTTCTTCTTGTTGCCAGCGAATTTCATTATAAAATTCTTCTACAGTTTCTACGTGTCCGAGTTTAGCATTAATCATTTACAACTTTCCTTAGTCTTTCCATATCATAGTTATCGGCTCCACGTAATTGTACATGTACAAAGTTAGCGTTCTTACGATAATCAGATACCGGCCGGTTATGACCTGAAGTGCCGGGTTTGAAGAATATCTGACTATTCCATTTATAATCCATCAAACCCCACTTAAATTTAGGAAGCATTGCACCAAGATAATTTTGATCTCCTTGGTAGAAAGATGGAAGTGAATTACGAATCATAAGATCACAATATTTTCTAAAATCTACAAATTCTTTTTGAGCTTTAAGTCTACCTATAGCACTGTACATTACACAGCCTGAATTAAATACGCGTGGTCTACCTTTGTCATCTACTGGCATGTCTGTGCCATAGGTTTTTTTAACAGCACTATGCCATCTCTTATCATTGGCTGTACTGATTCCACCCATATTATGTATACTTCTGAGTTCTGGCTGCATCCATTCTTCACAGATACCGATCTCAATATCCATGTCGCTATCCATTCTCATCTGCATAAACTCACCAAAGATATGTTGATTGCACTTATCTACTGGTACTACATCAGTATCACAAAAAAGGATATAATCATAATTGCTATAAGACACGTCAAAGATCGGCGTAAAGGCACCGTAGTGAGGGTTGTACCTTCCGAGATTTTGTCGTTTAATTCTTGCATCGCGCGGCCATGCGGGATTGAGGTCAAAAACATGTTCAACTCCTATTCTGTCGGCGTATGCTTTCATAAGCTCAACGCCAGCTTTGTTTCCAGAAGATAGCTCGCCACCTTCCCAAAATTGGTAAATCACTGCTTTCATTTAAAAATACTCTACACCACCTTGATGTTCATCAGGATTATATGCTGGCATATAACCAAGACAAAACTCTTCGGCACGGCTTTCTGCAGCTACTTCAGTAGCTGACATATATGTTCCTACGATAGTACCATCATCGTAATATTTTACAATAAAAGAATTCATCTTATACGAAATACTAGCGTACCGCTTAGAGTATACGCCTTCGCCAAAGTGTTCATGAATTATCGTCATAGTATTGCATCCTGTAGCGGCTTAATGTCTTCGCCTTTGTTTGGTAGTTTATCTTTCAAGAAGAAGTGGACAAAGTGTGCTTCTCTAATTCGAGTGCATGCACCATACAGTGCATTCCATTTCCAATCTAGCTTCTTGATATTCATTTGTTCATTGCGAATCCAGTAGTTAAGAAGAGTTTGATCGGTTGACCACTTCCATGGACCCATACCATCTACAAACATCTTAAATTCTTTTCTCTCAATAAATTCTTTTGGAGTCTGACCATTTAGATATTTAGCAAACGACTTATTCATTAGCATCATACCCATATTCATAAATGGAAATCCGCTTTGAGTATCGAAGTCCCAATCTATTTTTAGACTACCATATTGCATCCTAGAATAATTTATAATCTTGTCTCGATACCAACCAAACATTGGCATAGAAGCTTCAACTACACCACCGAAATCTTGATCATCATCAAGCTCAAAGAAAATATCAGGAGCTGTGTCACGAATAAAGATGTCAGAATCAATAATAGCAATCTGATCGTATTTATCGAAGTATCCAAATGCGTTTTCTTTCTCATAGATTGGTAAGTAGCCACCATGTTTTTCATATGACTCCTTGCTTCTATTTGTTGCAAAGATGTCTGGCTTGATACGCAAAAGAGGTTGGGACTGACAAATATAGTCGGCACCAATCCTCTCTGCATAATCTTTTACTGTACCTGCACACCAATCATAAAGACGTGAACGTTTACCTACGTACACTTGATATATCAATCTTTTCATAATTACTCACTTATTTTTTACTAGGCGTTTTACCCTTTACCGCATCAGCACCAAAGAATGCTGCGACTAACACAGATATTGATACAAAGTATGTAGGAGCAATATCACTGATTAATTGTGCAGCTTTATCCTGACCAAGAATAGTCGTAATCAAAATGATTGCAGGATATAATAGCATTCCAAATAATGCAAACCAAGTCATTTTTCTCATAGCATCTCTTTGTGCATCAGCATCTTCGAGTTCTTTCCGCTTGAACTCCATGTGCATTTCAAGTTCTTCAGCACTGATATGGCCATCACCATTAGTATCGGCACCATCAAGCGGGCCCGGGTCTATAGTTTTCGGTTTCTGTTCTGTTGACATATTTATCACTTTCCGTGAGGATTGTTTTTGCTATTTGCATTGCATCATCAAATCCATTGCGAAGTGAATTGGACCTATGTCCATTTTCAACAAACCACTCAATCGTATTTATATCACTACCTTCAGGCATTTGATAGCCATTAGTTAGTTCTTCAAATTCGAATCGAAGGTTTAGAATATCCCAAAAGGTTTTAGCCAAGTGCTTTCTCCAGTTCTACAAACAGGTATTCTTCAAGATCATCTTCATTACACTGGAAGCGAATACCAATACCGCCAGCTTTTTTCCAACGAGCAATGTTTTCAGGCTTATCGTCAATCAGAATGTTTGGCTGACGAGTAAGACTATTCATTGCGTACTTATGTTTGTTACTGGTAAAGATAACATTTTCGACTAATGGAGGCATATAGTTCTTATCTTCTAACCATCTGCGTTTCCAGTAAGCTGAGTTGTTATGATCACCTCTGAGTGGAGAAGAACAGATACCCCAATCACCATTAGTAATGTCACTGACAAACCTAATGATCTCACATGAGAGACTAGGACCTGATCTACGTGGACCACGATCTTCTCTAAAGATTGGTAGTGTGTAAAAGAAATCGGTGTTAGCGAGTTCTTTAAACTTGATCTCACGATCCTGAATTGACTTCCAGTGGTCGACACCGTATTTGTTTTCGATGCCACTGAAGAAATCGGCGATTACGCCATCCATATCTAAATATACTGTCATTATGCAGCCTCCTCAATCATTGGTGAACCGTCAAAGTTTGTTGACATGATAACTGGTTGGCCACCAAGCTCATTCTCACCGACACGACACTCGATCCAACGAGCAGCTTCTTCGATAGAATCAAAACCTTGAGACTCATCAGCATCAAAACCTGTTTCAGTCTTGATTTCTACAGTGCCACGGAATGAACCAAGCATATCTGTATCGATAAATGCTGTATGGTCTGAAACGATATTTGAAGCTTTGTAGAAACCTTCAGAAACTTTAACTAACTTTAACATGATTTTTCTTTCCTTTTCCATTTTATAGATCTATTATATACCATAAATGGAGAAAAGTAAAGGAAAAAATGCACTTTTTTATTTAATTAAAATAAAGGCTTACGTTTTTTTTCTAGCCGTGGAACATATTACGGCGATTATACTCATCACGAGTCTCAATCAGCTTGTCAATCCAAGCATCACGTGTTTCTTTATACATGACAGGATGGAAATCATCTACATCCATGACAATACGAGTCTGGTTGATAGGCATACCAGTACGTTCTTCCCACATGACAGCATAGGCTGCAAGCTGCATGAAGTAGTTACTAATATTAGCTTTCTTCTTAGGACGGCGTGAAGTCTTCCAGTCAACGATCGTAGGTACACCATCCCATTCAACTACAGCATCACAGGTACCAGCTAGCTTGAGATGATCTGAGTATAGAGGAACTTCTTGAGCATAAACTTTAGTTACATGCTTATCGAGTAGAGGACGTAGATTTTCAAGAGATTGTACTACGTGAGGTAAGAAACCTTCACGGCAATCTGCTTGATTATCCATGTACTTTTCAATAAGACTATGTACGGCTGTGCCACGAGCTGCAGCACGTCCACCGATACGATTAGCTTCTTCTTCCCCAACGCGTTTGCGCCACTTGGCAATAGACTCTTCGCTTAGGATAGAAAGTACAGTAGTGACAGAAGGATAAGCATTACCATCAAGGGTAAGGTATCTCCTACCGTCAGGACTATCTTTTCTATCAAGGCTTTCGTATCCCATATCAATCTTTTCATGTAAAAACTCCATGCTATTCCCATTCCATCATTTCTTTTATTGTATCAGAGTTATATTCTACCACATTTCCGGTGGAAAGTAAACAAAAACCTGTACCTGTTTTCTCAATAATTGCATTTCTTCCATCGGCGTTTACTACAACATACATGATAGACTGAATAGCAGAACCATCATCAGTCCAAGAGGTTCCTCCTAGTGCAATGATTGGATAGACTTCTTCTTTCTCCCATATTTCGATAAGAGAATCTAGAGTATCCGAACAATGCACTGGCTTAGCATACATGTTTTGAGCATATGCTAAACTGCTGTATAGTATTGCTGCGATGGTTAAGATTATTTTCATCTCATTTTAACCCCATCATTTCCTTTGTCATGATATAGTCTCTTACTATACCAGATCTGACAATGTCGTCCCACCCAAATTGCACCAAAGAAAAGTCTTTCATTCTCTCAATGATGTTTAAGAACTTAGATAGTCCATTTCTTTCACCTTCGTGGTGAAAATCTGATTGCAAATAGTCACCACAGAAAATCATTTTACAATTTTCTCCGGCTCTTGTCATGACAGAATCTAACTCGTGAAAGTTTAGATTTTGCATTTCATCTACAATAATAATAGCACGATCAAACGTCTTACCTCGAACAAACGATGTTGTTTCGAATTGTACAAAATGCGAATTGACAAGCTTGTTATAGGCTGCTTTATCTTGCATCAATTCTTCGCAGATAGACTTGTACGGTGCTTCGAATACAGAAGTCTTTTCTTCCAACTTCCCTGGAAGAAATCCAACCTCTCTTACAGAGACTACAGATCTCATGATAATAACTTTATCGTATGATGTGGATCTTTCCAGTGCTGCTTCCAATGCAAGGTAGAGCGCAATAAAAGTTTTACCTGTGCCAGCTGAGCCTGCTAAGATTAAATTCTCACCTTCATCCCATAGATCAAAAGCTTTCTTTTGATTTACTGTAATAGGATCGAATTCTAAAAGATCTTCATGTCTTACTTTAGAGCTTGTCACGTGTGTACCTTACTATTTTTTCCTGCAGCTTTATCAATTCGCTTTAGATGATCTCTCCAATCGCTGCTTGTCTTAGAGAGCGTACTGCCTGATTGAGTCACCATTGCTGGAAATTTCAAGACTTGTTTTGTGTTTGGTGTCTCATCAAGAATAACCTGTAGCTGTTCATAAGAACACATTACATCCCATTCTTCTTGAGTCTTTATATCTTTTAGAGTATACTTAGGCATGCATAAACCATTCTGGTTGTTCGCGTTTGGTCCATACCATTTTGAAACGAGCCTGCTTTGTTTGGTAGAATGCGCGATAAGCTTCGACTGGATCTTCAAGTGCAATGCATTCTGGATTTGATTTCATGGCTAGCTTAAACGGTGTCATCGGTCCTTCTGGTATATTGCGAGGTGGTGATTGTAGCGGCCATAGCAATTCTCGTTGTGTCTTATGAGTTTTGTATGGTTCTTTCTCTGTGCTATATCTATATGTATACTCATCACAAAGAGCTTTCATATGTTCCCAGTGCCATCGATAATTCGAAGTAGACTCCATAGTCCATACGGTACATGGATGACCAGTATGTACAGCCTTGTAGTATAGCAACTCGGCTTCGAGATCATCAGCACCAAGATATAGATCCCAGTACTTGACCATAGTCTTACCAGACTTTGATGGACGTTTAGTTAGTTGGCCATCGAGCATGCGGTGAGCAGTTGACAGCATCTGACCAGATTCGACAATCATTTTAGGTACATGCTTGTCGCATTGCATTTGTGCAGCTTCGACTGGATCGAGTGATAGTACAAATAGATTCATAATAAAAAACCCTTGAAATTTAGCATTAGATATATTATACCAAATTTCAAGGGAAATGTAAACAACTTTTTTTATTATTATGTGACTTCAGCAATCCTCCTATCTAAAAACGCTCGTTTCTGTAGAACCTTCTTCATTCTATCGATCAACCCTTTTTTCTTGAGTTTCTCTGCGTATGTTTCGAGTTCCATTGAATCTTGTTTGAGTCTTTCGAGCTGAATCGCTGTCATTTATATTCTCCGGTTAGGGGTTGTCTTGTAATAGCCCCGGAAATGCTTCCTCTACGACTTTACGAGTAAGACCTTTAAGGGGCTCCTTGTTTATCATAGATATAACGAGCAGTGCATCTTCAGGTGCAACTGCTTCAATCAAACCGACGAAAATACTTTCTCTCTTGTAGGATGGCAACTTATTGCCCGGACCTCCTTCGACAAAGTATTTGAAATCTACATTTCTTTTTAAGAGATTTGACGGAGCGTTGTGCTGTCCGTCATTAGGAGTATAGGGTGGTTGTCCCTTTGGAAGGTTCCACTTTACTTTCGAATCGTATGTACCTCTCAAAATATCTTTCAAAGCCCATGATTCGTTTTGCTTAAGAATTTCTATCTTATCTTTTTTTGACTTTGCTTTTTCAGCTTTGTCAATAACTTCATGTATCATTAGTGTTGCCATCATCACCTCTAATTTTATTTATAATTTCAAGTGTTTTGAATGTATCTTGCAGCCAATAAATTCATTATAATATTCATCACTCAAGAGAACATCGTATTGAAACTGAATCTTTGCTTCATAGTATGACATAGTTCCTTTAGACTTGCAAAGATGTAAGATTTCTCTAGAATAGTTTTCTGTTCCTTTGTCTTCGACAAGTTGTTGCACTTCTTTACTGGATCCGTAGTATTCTCTCCAGTCAGATTCAACTCTCGTTCGTACTCTTCGATTTCTCTTTGAATTCTTTGGTAATGTCTTAGGCCGCCAGAAGTTCTTTTTACCGATATATTTCTTACCTGTATCCAGCTCTGTGATGAGATAAACGAAGCCCTGATATTCATCGGGGGCTTCGTCAAAAGGTTTGTTTTCATATGTCCACATACGAATATTTATTCATCATATTCGTCCTTAATCCAGTCTTCTTCTCGCGTGGCCTCGGCAATACATCGCCTACCACACATTGGACAAAATTCTGGAGAATCGTCTGCTGTAATGTAAGTTGTCTCTTCGCATTCTTCGCATTCGACTTTAAACTCCATTTAGGCCACCTTGTCCCAGCCCCAATCGCCTTCCATACCATTGACTGAATATTCTGTTACGCGCTTCTCAAAGAAATTATCATGAGATGCACCGTTCAATACCCAATCTAGCCAAGGCAGTGGATTATCTTTTTGCTTAAAGATTGGCTTCATTCCTAGTTGTAGCAACCGGCGATCAGCGATGTGGCGGATGTAATCACGAACTTCCTGTTTAGTTAGCCCTTGCATTTCTTCACTGCCATTGAATGCTAACTTAATAAATGCATCTTCAAGCTTCACTGCATTCTTAGCCATTTCGTAGATCTTAGACTTAAGCTCATCGTTAACAATCCGTGGATGCTCGTCACAGAACTCGCGGAAGAGTTTAGCAATACCTTGTACATGCATTGACTCGTCACGGATTGACCATTCTACGATTGTACCCATACCCTTCATCTTACCAAACCGCTGGAAGTTAAGAAGCATTACGAAAGATGAAAAGAGTGACATGCCTTCGTTAAACACTGACTGCGCTTTAATGAGTGCTAATCCTTGTAGAGTATTTGGATTGCCTTCAGACATGAATTCGATTTTATCGGCCATCTCTGAATACTCAAGGAATGCATGAAACTCTTCATCTGGCAAACCAAGTGTATCATTCAATAGAGCATATGCTCTCTGGTGGATAGCTTCTCTGTTAGCAAACGAACCAAGCATGTTACGTACTTCATTGTTCTTATACTTAGGAATCAATAGTTCGTAATAGTTTTCTCCGACTTGAACGTCAGACTGAGTAAACAACCTAAGAACTTGAGTAATAAATTCTTTTTCGTCTTCAGTTAGTTTTGTTCTCCAATCCTGAATATCTTCTGATAGCTCAGCTTCATCTTCTACCCAGTGGATTTCTTCGTGTTTCTTTGTTAACTCTACCGCCCATGGATAGAGAAAAGGTTTATATGTTTTTGATGCTTCTAGTAGTCCCATGTTATCCCTCGCATGCTCGGCATTCATCGCCTTCTTGAATTGTTAATGGTGAATTGAGATAAGCCATTAGCTCATCATAACCACCGACGTATTGTCCTTCGATATAAATTTGTGGTACAGTCTTGACTTTTCTGCCTGTAACTTCTGCAGCTGTTTTATTAATGTCATCGAGATTTATAAAGTCAAACTCAATACCACGTAGTGATAGTTCTTCTTTTGATTTAGCACAATATGGACACGTGTCTCTACCGTACACAATAGAACGAGTATCTTCTTGTAAAACATGACGTTCTACTTTATCGGATACTGTTTCAGCTCTTTGTTTTGACTCGGTACGAAGATAGTACAGACCTTTTAGCCCATCTCTCCAAGCCTTGATGTGCACTCTATTGACATATGATTTGTCTGCTCCAGACGGGAAGAACAGGTTTACTGATTGCCCTTGGCAGATATACTTTTGTCTGTCTGCTGCGTGGGTGACAACCCAGGTTTGGTCGAGCTCTTGTGCAGTTTTGAACACCGCCTTTTCCTGTTCTGTAAGCTCCGGTAGATGTTGTACAGAGCCTTTCTTTGTGATGATAGACGTCCATATGCTTTCATTGTTTATGCCATGCCTTTCAAGTGTTTCTTCCAAATACTTGTTCTTTACAAGGAATGACCCTGCGCGCGTACGGTGTGTATATGCATTCGCCTTAAGTGGCTCAATAGATGGTGACGTTGAAAGAATAATACCAGAACTAGCATTAGGTGCAATTGCTAGCAAATGAGAGTTACGCTCACCTGAACCTTCACCGTCTAGATATTCGCCTCTTGTCTTTGCCAAAGCTCGAGATTGTTTAACAGCACGATCTTTAATTGTAGCAAATACAACCTCATTGATTTCACGTGCAAGATCTGATTCCCATGCTACACCTTGAGACTGCAATAGTGAGTGGAAACCCATAGCACCAAGACCAATAGATCTTTCTCTTGCTGCAGAATAACGTGCTCTTGAAATAGCGTCCGGTGCATTCCAGATAAAATACTCAAGAACGTTATCAAGCATAGTGATAAGATCCTCAATGATATTTGTATCTTTCCATTCTTCGTATAGCTCAAGATTAAGAGACGACAAGCAACAAACAGCTGTACGATCATCATTGGTAGGAAGATGGATTTCATTACACAAATTTGATCCGTGAATCTTTAGCCCTTGATCCTTTAGCGGTTGTGGTAGATATTCGTTTGCTGTATCAATAAAATTAAGATACGGCTCACCAGTCCGGAAACGTACTTCAAGGATTCTTTCCCACATCTTACGAGCATTAACTGTCTCTGCTACTTCACCACTCGCCGGATCTTTGAGATCCCATTCTGTATTATTACATACAGCTTCCATAAAGTCATTAGTAATGTTCAAAGCATTATGCAAGTTAAGTGCTTTTCTTTGTACATCACCAGTAGGAATCCGCATGTTTAAGAACTCAACAATGTCTGGATGCGAAATGTCCATGTACGCAGCATAAGAACCCTTACGAGTTTTACCTTGACGATACGCAATCATATCAGCATCAACCGTATGCAGAAACGGAATAGGACCAGGTGCCTTATCAGATACTGTACGTACATCTGACCAATGACCACCTACACCACCACCAAACACAGATAGCCATCGAAGCTCAGAGGTATGAGAAATCAAACCTTCTAGAGAATCTGGAACATATGTAAGAAAACACGAAATAGGCAGACCCTTGTCTGGCTGTGATTTACTTGGTGCGTTTGATAATACTGGTGAAGCAAACATAAACCATTTGTTTGAAACGTAATCATATAAACGTTGTGCAAGATCCCAGTCAGTCTCGCCTTCGTATGTGGCCCAAGCTTCTGCAGCCCGAGCGTATCCGTGCTGTGGTGATTTCTCATCATCACGGAGATAAAAATCTTTGAGCATGCCTACAGAATAATCGGTAAGTAGCTCATCTTTCTTAAGATTGAGTGTAATAGCCATTGCAGCCCCTAACAGAGGTTGTTGTGATAAATTTATTTGATGGTAGTATTATATATCATTTAGCAGAGAATGTACATCCGCTAAATGACATTTTTATAGAAAATATTTTTGAATCATTTCAAGTTGATCATCGTATTCAGCTATAGCTTTTAACTCGATCTCAATTGCTTCAATGATATCTGAGTGCTCACCAATGCCAGCTGGATTCGTAAGGTACACTTCAATATTTGCGATGTGTTTATCCACGTGGCCTTCAGCATGCTTCCGCACAGCTGTAAGTAGTAAGTCTCTCATTTGTTCTTTTTGCATTATCTTTTCCTTGCCTTATCAATTGCTCTTGAACCAAACCAGAATGAAATGATTGCTGCGAAGATTGCTTTTGTATCTTCATCCCACAATAACTGAATTGCTTCAGAAAATTCTGTTCCTTTTTCAAGTGCTTCCATTAAAAGTGTAATCTCAATAGTAGCAAATAATCCAAAGAACGCATAGGTAATTACTGGTCGTACAGATCTCTGCAATCCAGAAATAAACCCTGTTCCTTTGTTAATACTTATATCATGTTGAATCAGACGATCGTGCTCTTTGTCTGCACCCATCTGTTCGTATACTTTAATTTCGTGATCATAGCCTTGAGCTCTGAGCTCGGCCATTGTCTTCATCTTCTCGATTTCATGCTTCTTATCTGCTTTGTCCTTAAACGAATCTGTAATCGCAGGTACGGCAGATGAAGCGAAACCAATCAATGAGCCTAATATCGAAAGCATTAATTTGTCTCCATATCTTCTGAGTATTTTCTAAAACGTTTTAGCAACATAGGGACTTGACTCTTTTTTCTTCTACGATCTGTAACATTGATCGATTTAATACGAGGTCCCATTGCTGTATTAGCTGGATTAGGAATATTTGCGGTTGTCGTATCTTCATTCTTACCTTGAGCCGATTTAATCGCTGCAGCTGTCGGTGCACCCTTTTCGCCCTTCTTTCGCATCTTCTTTCCAGCCCGTCGCTTGGCCCAGATGTTAGCCCACAGTCCTTCTGATTGTTTGTTCATTTGTAAATCTCGCTAGCTGTTACGTATATTTTTTGATTTGTTTTTAGATGCACGGCTTCATATACATCTATACCAAACATGTTTCCAATAGGAAATGCTTCTTCATAGAACTTAATCTGGTCCTTTGGCATAACAATTTCTTCAAACGTGGTATTCAGAATCTTAGGTTCTTTCACTCTATAAACGCCGGGTGACATTTGGCTGTTCTCAAGAATGAACCATTTATTTTCTTCATTTAAAAAGTCTAAAGTATCGACATCTACTTTACGCATGATCTGCTCAACGTGACAATCGGAAAGCTCGTATTTTTCTTTAATGAGATACAAAGCTGCGGCAAACGATCCAAGCTTAGATCCTCCACCAGGGATTTTGCTGAGCAGGCGTTTAACATTAGCGGCAAGACGAATGAAAGGAGTGTAAGAAGACTTCTTCTCGCTGGTGTCAAGCTTAACAGATTTGATACGCTTTCCATCTTTATCGATAACGCCTTCTTTATAAGCGTCCCAGTTTTCCCATTTCATGACAAGCATACGTATGAACCGAAACGTATAAGCTAGATCTGCTGCTCTTTTAATTACACCCATTAAATTTTCCTTAATGCATCAATTACTTCTTGGTCCATTGGTATTCCAATATACTGATCATCTTTAATGTATTTCAAATAAATTAAAAATGGTTTTATAACCGACCAGTGCTTATCTAATAGCTTAAGTTCTAATATACTCAAGGCGGCTTCTATTCCAAAAGAGTTGAAGACTACAATCACATGATTGAGAATCAATCTTTCAGCAAGCTCGCCTTGATCTATATAACGATTAAGCAATCGCTTAATATATTTAAACCGTTTCAAATCCTCATAGAATTCTTCAATATCAGAAAACTGAGGATTGCGATAATGTTTAGCGGCATAGAGAAATAGATTCTCTTCAGTAAGTTCATTGAATATCATCATATAGTTATATATTCAACTAGTCAAACATCACGGCTTCAAGTTCTTCTATCAATGCTTGCTTATTCTGACGTCTATCCAATTCAATACCGAATTCACGACCAAGTTCTTCAAGTTCTAGTTTACTCATGCCATGAAGATCATCCGATGTCCAATACTCGTCTTCTTCAGTATCAGCTACCGGCTCTGGCATAGCTTCAATTAAAACTTCTTTTACTGATGGAACACCATGAAACTCATCAATCTGATCTTGAGTATGTCTGCCAGATACGAGAAGTTCATTTGTATTTGGATCTTTCCAACCGTTTTTGACTGGAACAGCTCCGTTACACCATCCTGGGGGTTTAATCGCCATTTGTTTCTTCTTTCTTTGCGTACATAGAAGCATATGCTTCTTTTACTTTATTAATAACTTTCTTATCGCCGTGGTTAGTAGCATCTCCACTGTTACGAGCTTTTGCTTTTGGTCCAGCACGTCCAGCCTTAGCTGCATCATCATGGCCTTCCTCATCGTCAAAACCAGCATCAGTTGGCTTACCATGAGCATCCATCATTTTCTTATTGCTGTTGCCACGAACTGGATCTTCAGCTTTTGCTGCACCTTTAGTATGTTTCTTATCTTCAAGGACAGCAAGCAAGCTTTCACGGATTTTTGATTCTTTCTTAGGAGCAGGCACAGGCTTAGCACCCATTGCTTTATCCTGAGCTTTGATCTGCTTATCCTTATAGTAACCTTCTTCTTTTTTGTCTTTAGGCTTTTCATCTTGCATTTTTGCAGCTCTATCTTTCATAGCTGGTGTCACTTTCTTTTTGCTCAAAGCTCCAAGCATTTCATTGACTTCAGTATCTTCTTTAGCTTCAACCGCTGAAGCCTTTGCAGTCTTATCGTCAACTTTAGGATTCATTGTAGCATTTTCTTCTTTGTCTTTAGGCTTCTTCTTCTTACCGCGCAGTGCAGCAAAATCTTTTCCATCGATGTCGCCATCTTTGTCGTGATCAAGCTTATGCTGATCACCTTTGAGGCCTTCGGATAGAGTGGCCCTGTACTCATTAAATGGATTATTGTTAAACATTAGTTTCTCCTATTACATCCACATGTGGGCCACATACGTCCCAACGGCTGCGACTACAGCCGCATATACAACTTTATTTATAAGGTTAACAGTACGTGAATTTTCATCAACCTTTTTTTCAATAACGTCTAACTTTTCAGAAAAACGGTTCATTCTTTGATACATTTTATCGTGATCGTCTTGCAAGCCTGATATCTTCTCTTCTGCCCTAGCCATAGAAACCATAGCATCGGTAAGTTTGTCGAGTTTTTCTTCGATTCTATCTAATCGTGTGTTTGTTTCTGTAGCCATAATAGTTAACAGTTCCATCTGCGTCTAGCCGCCTTACCTCTTTCACCTGTCCAACTGCGAGATCTAGCGCAAAAAGATTTACGCCTCTTCGCAGCTTTACCGCCGGGCTTAAGAGTGCTAGGCTTTGCAGTTACAGCAGTTTGCAATTTACTTCCTGGGTTTTCCCTTCGAGCAGCAGCAACACCTTTAGCTGTCATACCAGCACCTTTTTCAGTTGCTCGATAATGACCCTTGCTATCCTTGCCAGTTAATTTTTTTTCATCTAGCTTAACAAAGCTTTTAAATGTAATTCTTGACATATCTGTCTGTCCTTTTATACTTTAACAGATTTATTTCATGAGCACAAAAGCATCTTCTTCCGTCGCATACTATTGGCTCACTTGGCAATTCAAAATCATTATCTAATATATTTCCAATCTCTCCACCCATCCGGCAATTACCTCTATAGACTGTGCCATCTGGTCTTAAATGCAATCCTTTTAATCCTGCGTAGCATGTCCAATCTTTAAAGTATTGCAAATTGTTAGAACTAATTTCATTTACATGTACTTCTTTAGGATCTATTCTTTCTTTGTATGCTGCTTCACCAGCGGGTAATGTAATCTTTTCATGCCATCGATGGTGCACAACAGTGTTAGGTCTTTTCTTATTCTGTTGTTTATCAAACCAGTCTAATTGTCTATCAGTATAATCATAACTTGAAGTATCATATTCTCTAATCGGTAAAATCTTATGCCTTATTTTTCTTAGAGTATATCTTATCTCGTTTGCTTTATAAAATTCTACCGCTTCCTTTGCCTCTTCAAAATGTTTAGCATTAAACATAACTTGTACATTAACTACGCCGGGAGAAAATTCATTAATTTCTTTTAGCTTTTTTAAATAAACAGAATTTTTTGCCGTCTCAAAATGCTGACTAAACGTGATTTGATTTACTGAATACAAAAGCTCAATATAATAATCTGCCATTCGGCTTCCGTTTGTAGTCACTGTCAGATATTGTATATTCTTCTTTTTCTTTATATAGTGGCATATATCAATAAAGCTTGGGTGTACTGTTGGTTCTCCTCCGGTTATGCTTAATTGTATTTCTCTATCTTCAAGTTTCTTAGATAAATTATCTATTAGTTTTTTTATCTGTACAAAAGTCTGATGCTTTGATATATTATCATGTAGATCTTCAGTGCAATACGTACAATCATAATTACAGCGCTTTCCAATAAACCAATCTACAAAAATATCATATTTAGCTAAAGGTCTTATTGATACGAATTCATTCACTTCTTCTTTTTCTTTTTCTTGTTGTCAGGGTGGCCTTTACCGCCATCTTTTCGAGTAGCCCATACCGCACGCTGTTGTGCCATTGATACGTAGCCTTCCTTCTGCTCATCATCGTCGTCATCATCTTTGTCTTTATCCTGTGACATCATATAATCACGTACACTATCGATATAGTCTGCAGCTTTAGTAATTTTATTCTGACACCACTCAGGAAGATTATCGTCGTCATCAACCATGTCATAGATTTCATCAGCAGCATCCATTACGATGTCAAGCTGATCTTTCATCATCTTACCTTCTTCATCATACTCAGACTTATCTTCTTTGACTTGGCCGGCTTGCTTTTGCTTTTTGAGATATTCCGCACGAGATATTTGTGGACCACCGTATTCTTTTACTTGTCCAGGTGTCATCTCACAAGCTCGTTTCTTAGCTTCAGAAGTACCTTCATCTGGTAGTCTTAGTTGCTTGAGTTTTTTCATCAGTCTCCGCCCTTATCCTTGACATTTTGTTCTGGATCGCCAGACATGGCCATATCTCTCCAACGCTTTTTAACCTGAGCCTTAGTCATTCTTTGCACGTTAGTAATCATTGATGGTTGCTTTACTATCTTACGAAGAGCAGACTTAACTTCACTCGGTGATCTACCAATCATAACCATGTCCGGTAGATTTTCAATAGAGACTTTGAACATCATCTCTTCATTAAGATCAGTGGATTCTTTTACACCGTGTGTTTTGCATGGTGTTTGCCCACAACCACAATTCTTTTCTTCTTTTTTAGTTTTACGTTGTGCAAGGAATGCTGCCACTGCCATCTTACGACGCTTGTCTTTTGATTTACCTTTAAACTGTGGTGCATCGGACTTTTGAAAATCCTTTACATAATCACCAGCATCTGCGTCTTTACCTAATGGCATGTCTTACTCCTACTTAGTTAACCGGCTTACAGCTCTTGCAATACCTTTACGACGATTAACAAACTTATTAGCTGCCTTGTCCATTGTTCCATCGCCACGCTGAGCTCGAGCCATTCTGTCTGCTTGGTTACTCATATTATCTGAAGCTTTTTTGACATATGATCCCGCAGTATTTTTAGAGATCTCATCAACTTGGCTGGCTTCTTTATGAACTCGATGGTCTCCTTTACCTGCTTTTTTCATTGCACTAGCATGCGCAGTAGCTTTTTTCAGGTTTCCACCAAATGATTTAGCTGGTCCAGCTTTCTTACCATCTTTATATGGCTGTACTTGGTAGTTCTCACGAGCCATTGACTTGACTTTCTTACGAGTGCCAATCTGCTTGGTGTCAGGCTTAGACATTACACCATGTACGTCTTTGCCCGGATCATCTTTGCCATGATAGCCTTGTGCTTTCCCTGGTGGAAGCTTCTTGATCTTACCGCCTTTAGCAAGGAATGCTTTTACTGCATCTGAATCTTCTTTAACATCAGGCTTGTCGTGAGTATAACCCATCTTATCCATACGAACATGATCTTCATACTTCTTAGCCATGTACCCTTTACCAGTCTTTGGATCATACATCATATGTGGCTTAAAGTCTTCTTTGCCTTCAGATGTTTTTTGCTTTCCATCAGGACCAATCGTAGTAGGCTTAGGATCTTTTTTCTTTTTACCAGCTGCTTGCTGAATTTTGTGGCCGAGATAAGCACCGGCTGCTGCTCCTGCAGGACCACCGGCTAAACCTCCAGCGACTCCACCAGCTACAGCACCGGTGACACCTTCTCTAATTTGTTCGAACGTTTTCATTATCCTTTTACCTTTGCTGCTAGATCTTTGTCTGCCTTGCCCCAAGTACCAGAAGACTTAGTGACGAATGAGTTGACTCGAGCCATTGCCCATTGTTGAGGCGTAGTTCCCGGTCTGTGGCCAGTTTTCCATGCGGCCATGCCGCGGTTGTAAACTTTGCGAAGAATACCGATAGGCATACCAGACTTCTCAGCTTTAGCTGCTAAACCCTTCTTTTCTTCTTCTGTAATATATGACTTAAACTGAATCATTTGTTATCTCCGAACATAGCCTTAAAGCGTTTTGTGTGTTTACTAGGTTTTGTTTTGGCGGTTGCATCACCGGGTGCTGGCTTGTATGCAGATGCATCATCGTCATCTTTCTTTGCGCCCTTCTTAAAATGCGCATCTCGCCTAGCTTTAGTAGACTTAGACTTAATGCCTGAATGATATGCTTTAGGCTGTGTGCCTTCACGGTCTTTAATATCTGGATCTTGGGGTGAACTAGTCTTTTCAAGAATATCAACTGCGTCTAGCCATTTGCGCAATGTTTTGCCTTCGCTTTCAACAATAACATAGTTAGATCCTAGCACTTTGACTTCTGCTAATTCATCAGTATCTTTTATGACTACCGTATCTCCAACGTTGAAAAGCTGGCCTTTGATATATGCTTCACGAGTTTCTGAAACTTTCTGAAGCTGTACATGATTATGATATTCTGTTTGTTCTTTAAGGCCCATTCCTTTACGAACAGCATTGTAAATAGCTTTTGCATCTGCTGTAGAAACATTCTTTGGTAGGCCTTGAGAGAATGCGGTAAAGTCTTTATCTGTTGCAGCCTTACGCATTTTAGATGCAGACATTCCAGATGTTCCTTCAGCATCTGGATCTCTTTCACCGGCGCTAATGACTGAAATCCTTTGAAAGTTAAAGAATCCGTGGCGACCTTTTTTACCGTTTACTGCGTTGAGACGAGCTTCAAACTCTCTAATTCTATCTGAGCCAACCACCATCACTACATTTTTAAATCCTTCATCGTATATCTTAGATGCAACATCCATAACATTACGAACGGTAGGAGTCATTACGATAGAGCGAGCATACTTTGGAAACATTCTTCGTGCAAACTTGACTTTTGTTTTATAGTCTAGTGGATTTTTATCTTTATCTTGAGATGGAGATATGAAAATGCGATAAGGATTTCTACCTGCTTTTTTAGCTAGAGAAGACAAGAGTTTCTCATGACCAATAGTAGGAGGATTCATTCTACCGAAAGTAAAATAAACCGTCTTTTCTTCTTCAACAAGGTATGATCTAAATGAACTAATCATCTTTTACGAGAAATCTCCGCACGACGTTTCTTAGGCATTAAGCGGCGTTGCAAGATCTTCATCCGCTGTTGCCAGCCACCTTGCTTCAAACGCTTCTCAATCTGTTTCTTCTTAGCTACTGAAAGTTGACTCTTCTTTACACCTTTACCAGCTAGCTTATCTGCAAAGGTTCCTCTGGCTGCACGACGAGATCTGCGCTTAAGAACATCGGTCTTAGCTAGCCTCTTGCGAGCGCGCTTGCGAGCAAGTTTAAGTTGAGTCTTGCGCCGCTTCATATTACGTGCAAGCTTTCGTCTACCTTGTATGGAGAGTTCTTCTGAAGTGCTCACAGCCTTCTTAGCTTTATGAGCCTGATATTGAATTTCTTCTGGTTCACCTGGACGTAAGTCCACGATCATAAAGTCTTTGAATGACAGCGGTTTTGCCATCTAATTTCTCCCTGGTTTATCCCATCCTTTTAATATATCGGGTGAAAAGTTTGCGAATGAGAATTCCATTCGGTCCACTATTTTCACTGCATCACCACCAAGTTTATCGATTGCAACATAACCTTCTTGGCCTGTTACGCGATATCCTTTCTTAGTTTTTAAAAACGTAGATACGCTATTCAACCTGTTTAGAGTATTTATAAGTTTTAATTTTGCAAGAACGATAACTTTTTGCAATTCAAACATTTGAATTAAACTTTGTCTATTCTTATTTGAAAAGAATGCTAGAATATCGTTAAGCTTTTTCTGCTGTGCAGCTTTACCCTTTTCGGTAGATCTTTTATCCATCTCTTTTTGATATTTATTTGAAATGAATTTAATGAGAGCATCGACTCTTTTCTTTGGATCTGGTGGAAGTGCACCTGCTCGTACATAGGTATTAGCATGAGTTTCAATGAGTTTAGCCAGATCTTGGTTGTTCTCAAGTTGGCGTAGAGTAGAGCCTGCAATACGATTGAAGATATATCCTGCGGTTTTAAGATAATCGTTTACTTGATCAGTTTCTTTCTTTGACATAGTATATTTAGTCATGTCACGAAGCATGGCATCTTGAGACCAAACGTTCTTTGATTGATTGAAACTATTTACTTTGACACCATACGTTGCTTTCATAGATTCAAATGTTTTGCCCGTATACGTGGTGTGCCATACGATTCCAATCTTTGTTGCTTTAATTTGCTTGGCCATTTCCGTCCCAGCCGGAACCGCATAAACAATTGTGTTGGGGTGAAACGTGACATACGCTTTACCATCGATTTTTTTAGTCTTAATATCAGATTTTGAATACAAGAAGTCACCTTGGACTACTCCTTTTATCCCGAGCTCTGGTAGATATTTAAGAGCAAGTTTAAGCTTGTCAGCAAGATCGCCAGATGTGTCAGCATCAATATCCGCATCGCTCTTGTATACTTTGGGAGACTTATTAAAGATTCCTTTTTTCGCCACGAAGAATCTTCCATCCCGAGGATCAGTGCCACAAAACACAGCAGGAGCACCATCCCACTTAACAGATACATTGCCAGCATGTTTGCCTCCTAACATATCACGAAGAGATCGTAAAGCCATGATAGCATCACGTGTACCTTTAACTCCACCGTAGATAACCTTATCCTCGATGTGAGTCATATGGGTATTTTTTTCTTCGGTTATAAAAGTAGAAAAGTTCATTTAAATCTGCTTCGCATTTCTATTTTTGGTTGCTGTCATCTTCGATACAATAAAGAATCTTCCTCCGCGGATGCCGAATTGATTCTTTGCTTGCTCTGGTCTGACATAGTAGTACGCTTGATAATCACCACGCGGTGTTTCGCTGTGAAGTACTGTGTGGTTAGATCTTATTTCGTAAGTCGGAGTTGCACCGTCTTTGATTTTCTTAAGCAGCATTGGTCCTTGATAGAGGACATCAATGTTTTGTCTACCTGTTGCTTTTCCGCCTCTGTAATCTTTACCGTACATTGTTTTGTTAATGACTGAACGAGATTTGACTGGACGATAGTATCCAGTTTTCATAGGAAATTTGTTAGCATCACCATGATCTTTTTGCAGTGCTGCCTTTAGATCTTTTACAAATTGTTTTACTTCGGATTCTGATTGAATCTCTACCATGCCACCATACTGCTGAAAGTCATTTGCCTTCCGGCCTTTCTTATGAGAGATCCAAAAGACTTCTTTGCCTGTAGGATCCATCATGTGGAAATCGGCTTTAGGTGTACCCGGTGTACTTGCAATCTCAGAAACCTTTTCAGTTCTCTTACCTATTTTCAAATAGATGAACGGTACATTTTCATCTTGTAAAACATTAAACAATTCTTTCTTGAACGCGGTCAATGCTTCGTCTTCTGCACGAGTACCAGAACCAGCACCCTTGCCACCGAACTCAGGAGACTTTGAAAAATGCTTAAGCATATAAGTCTTTCCGTCTTGCCCGTCAAATGCAATAGTATTAAGAGTCTTAGCATCACGAACATCAAGAGCAGACTTGAATTTCTTAATGGTTTCTGCGTCTTTCTTGAGCCGTACAGTTCCGCCGGCTTGCAGGAGAAACTCTTCGCCATCATTAATCTTATTAACGACAGTAATACCACGGCCTTCACGACCGGGCTTCAGCAGCTCACCAGCTGTTAGATGCTTATACATGGATTGCTCCATTAAATAGTGTTTGAACCGTAACATATTCGATCCTCTGATTATTCTATTCTACACTATTTATACTAAAATGTACATAAAAAAAGCGCCTAAAAGCGGCGCTTTTCTTTATCTTCTTCATCACGCCGCATACGTTCATTAGCAGCCTTAATTGCTTTTTGACGTTGCTTTTCTCGCACCTGTGGATCTAGGTGTTCATAACCTTTTAATCCGTGTTCACGAGCCCAAGCTGCGATCATGTCAATTTTATGCGCCTTCATACGCTACTTCCTTTTCCAATAGGTTGTGATATAATTGAATCCGTATAGTCACCATCTTCGGTATACGTGCGAGTTACAGTTTCTTTGACAAGATTGCTACTGCGATAGCGATAAGTAACTAGAGAGTGTTGATACACTCCCTGAGTTGGAAGCTTGTCAAGTGCTGATCTGAGTGGTCCCTCATTATTCATGTTCGCCTCCGTTGCCACGACCTAAGCCTCCAAAGTATTGTGGAGCTCGTCTGGCTGTTTCAAAAGTTCCGACAGTGATTGCGATCGCTGCAAGTAGAATAACATGTCCAATGACACTTACACCAAACGCAGTCCAACTACCAACGATAAACGCGAATACAATACACCACATCCAAGCTAGTACTTGCATGACTAGGTGTCGTACTTGAAGATCTGGAATATTGCTGAGTGGATTTCGCCTATCATCCATCACAGCATTCCAACCATTAACTACAAATGTTCTCACTGGATAAACTCCTTTTTCATATGTTACTTTCAGTGGATAGTGAGCATCCACTATATCTTTGAACTCTATAGCATCATACTGGTCAGTAAAGTATCTGACAACAGTATGATCTCTAAAGTATCCTTTAATGCGATACATTAAGCAGCATCAACAATTGGAACTCGAGTTCCTTTTGTAATACCATCTATATGTTCTGTGCATCTAAACATATATTCACGACCAACGTTATCACGCAGAATCAAAGACTTGCGATTTTTTTTGACTACTTCAAGGCCGTCAAATGTAATAGTATTAGCATTTGAATCAAATAGCACCTGAGGTGTATATGATTTTAGCTTTTCAATTTTTGCGATGATGCCATTAGCAATTTTTTCTAAACGTTCAATTTCTTTCATAATATTAGCCCTCCTTAGGCTGCATCTGCAAATTCGATTGCAGTTTCAAGCGCATTCTTCTTGCGAGTCTGGTTACCACCAAACCATGAAGAATACAAGCGGTTGTCTTCATTACGACCCTGTACGTGGTCTGTAATGTATGTGACAGAATTAAATGCTTGCCACCAGCTGCCTTCAGCATACTTAGCTCCTGGCTGCTGTTCAAGAGCATCCATACAAAGCCTAGCATTGCGTGACAGTGTATCCACTGAGAGAGCCTTACCTTGAACTTTTTTATCAGCAGTACGTGGAAATACTGTGTTGTAGTATTCAATGAGGCTATCTGCAGTGAATCGCTTTTTGCCAAGGAACTCAGCCATCTCTTTATATACTGCAAGCTTTTCAGATGCAATACCAAGAGCTTCCTTTACTTCGGAAGGATCGAATGCTACGCGGTGTCCAACCTTGATAGCTCGTTCTGCCTGCTTGTTCAATGACAGTGTAAGAGTGTTGTTACATACAACACGAATTGGAGTAAAGCGAATGTCAATTGACTTGCCATACTGGTGTGGATTAGAGAACAGGAAGTATGAGTCAACCTGATCACCTCCAAAGAGATCAAATGAATCCTTGACTTTAGCCAAAGCCCATACCATCTGACCGTCTTTCAACGAACCAGCTGTATGCATTTCCATTTGACCAGAAAGAACATACTCATTGAAAAATTCAAAAGCATCTTCGTTCTGAAGAGGATTCCAGTTCTCGCCAACGTTGGTCAGGATACGACCGTCTGTTTCACGAATCAGTGACTTTTGACCAGTAGGCATACGCTTACCGTCAAACTCAACGAATGATTCGACTTCACGAACATTCCAATTGAGTCCTGCTTTTTCAAGCATTTGTGCTGGTGTCAAGTCATTGCTAACTTTTACACCTAAACCATGCCACGGAACTTGACCGGCATACGCCATTGTTTCAACTTGATGAGCCATAATATAAATCTCCTTTAAGCGGCTTGCAGAAGTGATGCAGTAACATTCCAAACGCCATCTGCTTCAGTTTTAACACGAACATTCTTTTTCAGAACTTTTATGATAGTGCCTTCCATAGCACCTTTGCGACCAACCCACTTTACTTTCTGGCCAGTAGTAAAAGACCGAGCTGCACGCTGGACTTTAAGGTTACGAGCATCATTAAACATTTGAGCAATTTCTTGCATTTGATCGTTAGACGCTTCGATAAGTAAAGCTTGGATTTTAGACATTTCAGAATTATTCAACATTGTTTGCTCCTCAGCATTTTTCATTTTATAATAATATTATACCACAGTTTTCTGCGATTGTAAACCATAAAAATGCATTTTATGCATATTTTTTCCAGCATTCGTGCCAGACGTGTTCAATGATGTCAGCAACTTCTTGCTCGTCCAGCCATGCTACCATCTTATCATGAAGAACTGCTTTCTCTGCATACTCCATAAATGACTCAGACTCCACGGCAATCTCTTCGCATTTGATCTCAAACTGGTCTTGAAGATCCATGATGTAATTTGACATTCCCATATTTTCTTTCCTTTTTCATTTTATAGATCTATTCTACCACAGAATCACGAGAATGTAAAGGAAAAAATGCACTAATTTGTAATTTTTTTTAGCCACTCTTTTTTATTTCGAAAGCGGAAAGATAAATTCTCTCCCATCTTTCTAAGTTTAAACTGGCCAAACCAAGCCTGTATATAGCTTGCAATTTGTTTAGGAGTAGATTCGAGAAGAACATCATCAATTATCATGTTCTCGTACTCTGTGTCACGATAGCATGCTATAAAGATGATCCTTACATCCTTGAACTGGTCGAGCTTATCGATAGTCGTAACATAGCAATCAATGTTATATTGGTAGATCGTATCGAGATATGCTTTCCTTGCACTCTCAGAAGGTACACAAATAATATTCTTAATGCTACACAGTTGGAATGCCGAGTCCACTTTTCGGATACCTCCATGGAATATCTGTCAGGTCTGGATACATTTCACGATATAGATTCTTACTACCCTTGTAATGAGAAGGCATGTTTACACAGCGATAGATGAATTCGCTTTCAGCAAATGGATGACACCACTTGTATTTGTCAAGTGAGTAGTTGAGTAATCTATAAGATCCTTCTTCTTGTAACCTACCAAACATAACTTTGTTTAGAATATCGGGATGCTTAAAGTTTATTAGCCGTTGATAAAAATAATCGACACATTCTGCGTAGATCGTATCTCGTGATTCGTTTCGAATAGAGTTACTCTTTCGATACGAGCCGCAAACATTAACGTGCCAATGAGCGAGATCTCGTGGTCTATATCCCATTTGTGCTGTGTAGAGAAGAGGCTGATTGACTTGCATTTCACCAGTACCTATCTCACCAGTAAAGATAACATGGTCCTGCAACCCTAACTTTTCGATAGCGATACACTTTGCCGTGTATGGATTTTCTACCCAGTACTTAAACTCCGTTTGTGGTATACTATCAATCTCAACGTATTCTACTTGTATGCCAAGATCTTTTTCGATATCCTTGACTACGTTATATTCGCTTGTTCTTGAATTGCTTGAATAGAGGCTAACTGGTACGAATGGAATGTCTAGTCTTTTAAGAATATGAGCAAGAGTAGTACTATCCTTGCCGCCTGAAATGAACAGCGCGTTCTTTTCTTCTGCGTACTCGGGCAGTATTGATTCTATAATATCTTTGAGTTCTTGTATACTGCAGTCAACAACATTATCATCAAGAAGAGACACACCATGAGTATGCCTCTTAAGCCCTTGCACAGGATGTCTATCTGAAACAGTCCATCCACCTAGAAAATTTCTTTCGGTAAAGAAGTCTTGGTTCTGTAGGCCATCTCCAATATCAAACCATGTTTCAAAATGTTCTACATTGTTGATGTTCATATATACTTGACGACATAACAGTTAGGACCATAGTCCATACCTTCATTGAAGTATTCGCTTGTTCTCCTGAATCCAAACCGATAGTAACTCTTATAAGCGGATTCTCTCGGAATACTCCATAGCATCGTACAACCTTCTTGTCTTGCTACATCTTGAGTCATTTGAAATAATGCGGTACTGACTCCTAAGCCGCGATGAGATTTATCAATCCATATTCCACGTGACCGATACATGTCATCTGAAGTTCTGTGACCAGAGTTAACTCCTACTAGTTGTTCACCTATAAAGTGACCAAAGAATGTAGGCGTATACTTATTATAAATTTCCATATCAGTTCCGCCTTTATAAAGCATAGAGCTCATTTGGCGGTGTTTAGTATCTGGCCAGAGCTTCTTCCACTTTTCGCAGATCGTTTCGAAATCTATTTCATTTGTAAATGCTTGACTACGCAATTGTAGTTCTCCTCAGTCAAAGGTAGATTAAGCACGCACTGTACGCTGTTATCAACAAAAGAGAATACGTTATGATTCTTTCTTGTATTTACAAAGTATGGACGACCCGGTTCAAACGAGTAAACTTTATCTTCAAGCGTAAATTGAAACTGTCCATCCTTACAATTGTGACACATAGTGAGTACACGAAAGCAGGTGACTCCAAGTATCTTACCGTCTCTATGTGGAGGAAAATGACCACCACGATTTAATCGAATAAAGTGAGATCTACCAAGATTAAACTTATCGATAAGAGGATGAAGAGCTGTCACCTGTTCAGCAACTCGAGTCTTAACATTAATCTCAGCTTCACTGACATGAGTATTGTGAAGCTTATTATACTCGAATATGCTATCTAAATCTGGTATGCCTGATAGTCCACCATCCAGACTCGTTATACTTAAACCTTGCCTATTATTTGGTTTACGTGGATTGTATTGCTTCCACTCGTCATCAAAAGGTTTAAGTTGTTCTTGTATTAGATCTACATCGAGCGTAAAGTCTAGAGGAACAACGTCCCCTAGACTTGCAAGGTGTAAAATAAGATCTGAATTAATCAACGGTCTTTGATTCGACATACGTCGCAGTTGACCATTCCATCTTGTCTCTTGCAAAATCAACAAGATGTTTCAGTCTTTCCTTTGTAACATAGCTATAGAGAGAATCCATTAGCTCATTTGAGTCATCACCAAAGTACATTGGATAATCACCGAGTTTTGAGATAAGATGTTTACGCGATTCTTCGTTAGCCATCATTGCCTTGAATGCTTCAATGACTTGAGCTGAGTTAGAACCTTTATGCATAAACATACCTTTTTGCAATCCATCACGCCATACGGCTGAAAGAATATAAGCCTCATATACAGGACCTTCTGGATCCGCACCGAATTCTAGTCTGTACAACTCTTCTGCCGTTGGAGTATCAGGCCAGTTGTAATCTTGAATGAATCCACCTTTTTCTGGTGTAAACATACCATGATTAAAGAGCCGTGTGGCTTCACCGGCTTCTACCATCGGCGCTGTGTTCTTAATGTGGCGACTGGCCGGTTCACGGATATACTTGAAATCTCCACGAAGCCATGCAGTCTTAGCATCACCAGCACTCATCTTACGAATAAAGTTAATGCTATCCCAACCTTTTAGCATTGTCCATGCTAGAGTTTCAGGTACACAACCCGAACAATCTGCCAGATCGAGTCTTTCAGTCATCCAATCAAAATCTTTTGCAATAGTAGTCGTAATGTTATAAGGCTGGATCATTACTGGATCCCAATCCTTAAACGACCATTTTACATCTTGAATTAGCCATGCATTAGCGTTACCACCGTGAGCAAGCATGATTGCTTTAGGATCGTCTTTGTATTTAGAGTTAAAAGTTTCGAGGCCTAAGTTGCCTTTACCACCCGGAATATTGACAACGTTTACACGTTCATCAAGATATTTCGAGAGTTCAGCAGCAACTACGTCACCCCAAATTGCTGTACCAGTTCCCTTTGGGCTAGGTACTACCAACGTATAGTCAGCATATGCGGTTGTCATTGTCATGAGCATCCCAACAATAAAAGAAATAAAGTGTTTCATTTTCACCTCAGTTTAGAAAGTTTAGATTATATATCCCTATCGTTTGAAACAATAATGCTTCAATCTTAGGAAAGAGTATGAACGCTAGGAGAATCGCTGGTCTATTAATCGAGAAAGCTTTTGCCATTAATCCTAGAGTTGAACAGATAGCCAATGCAATTAAATCAAATTCTGTATTTGTTACTTGATAGCATGACCAACAAATTAAAACGAATATGGCTACAGAGTATATTCGCGGTGGAACTTTTAAGATCCACGTAATAGGTACACTTAAAAATAAACAGAATAATCCTACAAGAATCGTTCCTCCTATATATCCAATTGCCATCGTATCAAAGAACTTGCCATCAAACTGTATGTCAATCGAGCCAAGTTCAAAGTGTAGCATAAAGAACAGCGATAGTATCACTGCAGCAAATGGCGTACCCGGTATTCCAAACACTACGGTCGGAACAAATGATGCAGCATGTACTGCATTGTTCGCTCCTTCTGGTCCTACAACACCGGCCACACGGCTGTGAGGGTGAGCTCGTTTAGCTCGTCCATAGGATAACCAGTCAGCTACTATTCCGTGCACACCAGGGAGAGCTCCAACAAATGATCCTATTAATCCGCCAGTCAATGCCACCTTTCTATACTTATACCACGATTTTATACCCAGCATTACGTGACGAAAGTTAGCATTAAGATTTTCTACCTTTGGTTGTTTGACGAAAAGGCTTACGAGTTCAGGAACAGCAAACAGTCCACTTACAAAGATACTGACAGCAATACCAGATTCAAAGTATGTGTATCCGAATGTAAGTCTTTCGGCATAGTTCTCATCGATACCAATGTAG